CCAATGAATTGTCATTCCTTTCGGAGAATATCCCATTGAACATTATTGCATTCAAGGATGACTTCAATCGGTCGTGTTCAGAATCACTTTTATCAAGTGAACGGATTTTTGTTATTTTGGAAATCAATTCAGCATTTCCAACTTTGATGCGTTGATATATGTCATGAATTGTGAGCTCATACGGTGTATCTTTTGAGCTAAAAAGATTCTTAAATACTGATACTTTCATTTAGTGTGTCTTATTTTATTTCTTTCATTTTCTATTTTAGTAACCCATCTTAAATTTTCAATGCGATTATCATCCCTTACTCGGTTTATATGATCACACTCCATTCCTTTTGGAGGCATTCCAACAAATGTCATCAAAACTAATCGATGTACATCAATTAATTTAGATACTTTGCCCTCTCTTAAATTCACAAATTTATATCCTTTTAATCTTGTTTGATTTTTTAAGATAATTGGTTCTGATTTTTTCAAAGATAATACTCTTCCATCTCTACTAACAAAATAAGATGGGAATCCTGGTATTTGTTTCCAATTTTTTTTCATTTTACTGCCTTAAAAATGAGAAAACCCCATTCAGTTTCGTGAGGCAGCACTACTCCTAAATGAGGTTATCAATAATTTTTTTATATGGACTGCCTTCCACTTGCAAATATAACGAATCTCATTCAATTAAAATTGCATTTGTTTAAAAATTTAAAAATAACATGACAATAATGACAATGTAAAAAATTACCGTCACGCCTATATCCTTTATCTGTATTCATTTTCAGTAAAAGCGTGACGGTGACGGTATGAAAAAAATTTGCCTCTTTCACTTTTTATAATATTTTGTAGAGTACCTATATAAGAGCATTGTCATATTGTCACGCTTCACTTGATAATAACTCTTCATATTCACCTCTCAACACTCTCCTCTTGATTGCTTTGAGCTGATTGTACGACTTACATTTGAGAATCTCATCACGAAGGAATCGCATTTTTTTTACATGAGCATTCCCCTTGAGCTCATCGATATCATCTTGGATAACGGTGATATAATATAAATCACCACTCTCAATTGCCCAATTGTGTTGATTGATATTGTGCATTACTGTTGCATGACCTCGGTTAAAATACTCACCAATCGCATGAAATGGAAGATTCAATCCTCTCAGCTCTGCCATGAGATATCTCCTCCTCATTGTTAATACCTGGTGTCGACTCGTTACATCCAATTTATCTCGTTGAATGATGTGTTTGATTGCTTTTATTTTATCTTGTTTTGTCATCTTATAAAGTATTTCTTGTTTTCATTCTTCTCCACCTGGTATCCGAGTTGTTCATACATCTTGAGGTATCGGTATACTGATCGTTCACCGATTTGAAGATATCTGCTCATCGTGTGGATGTGTCGAGGTTTCTCCTTCAGGAATTCAATGAGCTTGATCACTCGCATGATTCGATGCTGATTCATACCGGCTCAACTTTAAACTTCCCAACCGTACACAATCCTTGATTCAATAGCTCCGATTTCTTCCAATAGCACAATGCCTTGGATGGGAATGTCCAGGATTGGATGACTGTTTTCCCGGAGTAGTAACTTAATTTATACATAGCGTGATAATTTTAATGATTCCTAAAACTGCGACCATTGCCAAACTTATGGCAATTCCAAGCATTGATGCTTCGTAGTTTTCTTTTCTTTTGTAGCTCATAACGTCTGATTAAATTTTATTTCACATATTCTTTTGTACAATTCCTCATTGAATGTACCTCTGATTGTTTCTGCGGATGACTTGGTTGTCCAAAACCTTTTCATCCGTTGTAATCTAAATACCATACTCTTCCCAATCAATATCATCGTTATCACTTCCCCAAGTATATTCATCAAGGAAATCTCTCTCATCCATTAGGCATTCAATCATGTTGAGCATCCATTCCTTGTATCCTGGACCAAACTCCATGACCTTATCGGTTGGCTCCTCATCAGTCCACCATACTCCATCCACCATCTTGATGTCAATGTCATATCGAGCGGTTTCAAAATCGTAGTTGTTTTTCCACCAATCAATTTTAATGCGGAAGTATATTGTTCCAATCTTATAATGAGCTTCCATTGAGCAGTTGTCCACATCCATGAAGTCCAAATCAATTCTCTCTACTTCTTTTTTCCAATTCATTTTTGCGTGTGTTTAGTAATTAATTCCCCATACTTCTCTAATACGGGGCTTTGGGTTTGTTTTTCTTCGATTTGCGGGACTTTATTGCTTTGGCAATAGTTTCCTTGGTTAATCGATAAATAACCGATTACAAGCCAAAATAATGACAATGCCACAACAGTGCCAAGGATGTCCTTTTGATTTTCGTTTAAAGTTTTCATATTCCTCTTAATTTACATACTAGTTTATGAACAGCTGACCATCTTGCAATTTGCATATCCGTAATTGGATCATGCATTCCAAGTTTATCAATGCACTCCATCATTTCTTTCCATAATTGCTTTTCCTCTGCAATCATAATTTCAATCATTTCTTGTTTTTTCATTGCGTGTTTTTTAAATTTATACTGCGAATATCGTAATAAGTTTCATAACTGCAAAACTTTTTTAACTTTTTTTTCAGTTTTGAACAAAATTAATTATGAATGCTATACCCGATGGGGTGCAAAAACATATAATGGAGGTGAAATTCACGTAATTATACGTTATAAGATACAAAACGCGTGGTTTTTTTCCATCATAAGACACATTATAATATGTTATTGCATGAATTTTTCCACAAAATGCATACTATAATATGTAGAATCACATTAAACTATGATTTGGCCGGGTATACAATTGACAATAAATCAAAATAGTGGCAAATGTTTGTCGCAAATATCTGCTAAATATGCGACACAATATCAGGTTATACCTTGAATTAATGATGTGAATTATAAGGTTATAACCATAAAAAAAAGAGGTACCGTTTCCGATACCCCCAATTACACACGCTAATGAGTTGCTAATTTACAAAGGAAATTTGATTGAATCGATACTTTTGTACATTTTTTTTATGCCTTCTCTTTTTATTTCTTTAGCGTTTATCTTGAGTATTCTTCCACCCGTTGGTTTGATGGGAGCACCACGCTCAACGTGCCATCCTTTGGAGCCATCACCGTATTCCTCTTTGTATGTTCCAGTGAGCATGAGGTGAATGTTTTTGTGATGGTTGACATATCCATGCCTGGGTGAATGAATCACTGTATCTCTCACATCGTTTCGACAAGCATTCTCGTGGATGTGTCCCATTGAGAAGATATCGAAGTCCTCGTATGTTTCTAATGCCCTGGTCAAGTTGATTGCTCCCTTGGTCACGATACCTCCACCACCTGAGCCATGGAAGTATTTGAGTTTTGTTGTGGTGATTGAGTTGGTATCATATGCCTGGCGAAGTATCAACCATCCACCATATCCTCCGGTCATCACATTACTTCCATTCTTATAATTAAGTAGGTCAACAAATCGTTGAAGGATATCCGTTTCTTGATACTTTATGATGGCAGTTTCATGATTTCCGTATCCGATAACAGTAAGGATGTGAGCATATGGACTAAACCACTCAACCGCGGTTTCAACGATGCTATCCAAATACTTTGCGTTGTTGTGCTCAGGTCGGATGTCGGACTTGTTGCCTCTTCGATCTCCGCGACCTTGCATGAGGCATAGCATATCCCCATTTATCATGACAGGGATGTTGTGCTCAAGGCAGTAATCAAAATCTCTTTTCAATAAATCCCAATCACATTTTGGATTATCCCAGTGAAGGTCGGACATCATTGCAAGTTGTGCGGTCGCACCATCAAGGTGAAGCTCGTGAATGTTTTTAGAGTGCTTTTTGAGCATATTGGAAAAGGTATTTGGTGAATAATCCGAGTCCAAATCCTATGACAAACAACCAAATATTCGCCTTCCCCTTTTTCTCGCTCTTATATTTGGCAACTTCCACCTTTTGAATTTGGCGGATAGTATCTCTTTTCAATTTATATTGGATTTTTTTCTCCCATTTCGTCATGGGAATGTACTGCGTCTTCCACATTACAACCGTATCCTTTTGAGTGATGAATTTCTCCCACACAATTTCGTTGTTCACGATCACCGGAAAGGAATCAACCGATGTGATGCGAAGTGTATCGGATACCTCCTCACATTTGTATCCTTTTTTGATTGCCTTGTTTAGATGGTGCTCTGCTGAACACGATACCAGGAGGATGCTAAAAATTAACGTACTTAGTTTTCCCATTTTGCTTGATTGCTTTAAGGACTTGTTTGCGATTTCTTGCTTTGCTGTATGAAACGTGTACCCACGATGGCTCTTTATCCGTTCCGAATTCCCAAATCAATTGGTCAAAGATAAGATTATCCTTGATGAAATGGAATCCTTTGCTACCGATGTTGATGTCCATTGCCTCACCTAAACAATGTTGTGACGTTTTAGAGCCACCACACGCTTTGTTAACTGCGACGCTTCTATATCCGCTATTGATTCGAATTGGCTCTCCCAAATGAGCTCTCAATGGCTCGAATACCTTCTCACATAATAGCTTGGCTCTCTCAATTTCGAACTCATTCATCTTGTTAAGGATTGAATGGTTGGTTGCGGTACCGGATGCCTCGAATTCTGCGAGTGTAACGTGTTTACTTAAATTCATCTAAGTTCGTTTTTGTCCTGGTGATAAATTTGCGAAGAGCTGCAAGGACATTCTTGCCTGTCACGCTCTCATATGATTCGTTGATTGACTTTATCTCAACCATCACACAAAAGAATGCAAATACTTTGGTCATTATAAGCTCAATTGAGATGAACTGAGCGATGATATCCCCTGCGATGTACTTCTCAATCAAGAAGGTGAACATAATCGCACCACCGTAAAGTAATGACTTGGAAATTGTGTCTGATAATCTGCGAGATTGGAACGCTTTCCATCCTCCTTTTTTTACTGATCGCCAAATGCCGAAGCAGGTATCAATTGTGATGGCTAACATTGCCAAGTATATCATCGGCATAACCGGAGAAAGTACCGCCCAAAACGAAGCAAATAATATCAACGCATTCTGCCTCATAATACCAGGATTGAATTGTTATATCCGTTATCGGTTGGATATCCGCAAGTCCATGTACCGTTCATGAAGCAATTTCCCACGCACATATGACAATCAATCTGAGGTCGCAAATCAGTATCACGATTCTCATGGGATGTGAAGATTGGATACAATGCTTTGTTCTTCACCAGGTACTTAATCAATCTCATTTCAAAGAATGATGCCTTCTGAGCATAGTGCTCCATGCCAAATGCAACCTCTGAACGTGATACACTGGATGAGTTATCACCGAATTGAGTTTGAAGTCCTTTGTTCTTGAGTTGGTAAGTCAATCCAAATACTGCATCCTCAGCTGAACGCCAAGCAATCACCGGTTGAATGAATGCCACCAATATTTCCTCATCGGGATCTAATGTCTGAGCATTGTACTTGGTCAATAAGTCATCATAGAATACTGTTCCAAGAATCGGCATTACTCTCAATTGTGCTTGAGTCGCAATGTATGGAGTCACATCAGTCACATCCACATTAGCAGTGATTGGTGTGTTTGTTTTGAGATAGGTTTCGGTGATAAAATACAACATTATGCTTGAGGTGTTTGAGGTTGATTACTTGCAATCACATCTCCTCCATCCAATGGAGGTAACGATGCGAGAGCTCTCACTTCATTTGGTGTCATGGTATCAAGAACCTTTGTTGCCACCAATGGACTCATAGCATTCAATGCATCTTGAGTTTTGGATGCATCACCTTCCACCTCAACGATTGTTTCATTGATGATTTGGAAGTTATTGACCATGAAATCTGCGTTGACTTTTGCAATACGAAGTATCTCATTGAAGATATCAGATACCTGCTCTCTCAATGGCATCACGACATTCTTTTCAAATATCACATACGCTTGTTTGATATCACTACCTGAGCCAAGGCTTCCAGTGGTACGAACTCCCATCAGTATTGGATCTATTGTGTGAGCAAAACAAATCTGCTCAGTATTCAATCCGGATGCTTCCTGGAATAGTTTATCGTTCTGATTGGTTGGAATGCTTTCAATCTTCGGCAATTGGTCTTGAGAATTGGCAAAGAATGCGACTGCCTTTCCTGCATTCGCTGCTCCTTTCATCTTGTCCATTGTGGAACGAAGAACATTTTTCTCCTCTTCCGACTGCGGTCGCTTAGGGAACATCATCGCGAATGATGGGAACACACTGTTCTGAATGTTGGATTTAGCGAAGTAACTTAACTCACCTGAAAGGTAGGCAAAGTTCAAAGCTGATGTATATTTTGGAAGCGGATACCAATCTTGGCCCAAACACTCAACCTCATATACAAATAATTGGCATCGGTCTGAGCAAGTTGGATGATATCTTGGAATGTCACGCACATCGATTCTACTCGCCCAATCATCACAAATAAAGTAGTTGTTTGGATTTTGTCCTCTTCTCACTTTGTCCGGTGAAACATTCTCGATGCGAGTGAGCTTCATCTTATCATCAAAGTACAATTTAAAATATACACGATTATGTACAATCAATTGTTCGGTTGTTATCCGAACTGTTTTTTTTAGGTGAGATTTCTTTTCAAATGTATATAAGTCAAGAAGCTCTTGAGGTGTTGAGGTCGTTGCTCTCAATTCAATCCCTCCACCAATTACTGCATTGGTCTTATAATCCACAATTGAACCATGGAGAGGTGATGAGTATACCAATTGATTGAGGACGGAAGGAAATAAATTCCCCTCGCCAAATGGAATCCATCCACTTGTTTGATGCCTCCCATTCACATATGGAAGAGATAAATTCCCTGAGCCAATTCTGCCGAATGGTGTACTGAAGGACTGATATCCTTCCACCACTTCAGGTGATTGTTGTTTTGTTCCAATAAATCGGTCGTACCAAGCCATGTTTAATCGTAGATTGAGTTTTGTATTGCACCACTTACAACCATTCTGCCCTCTTCAATGACGATCCCCGTCGTGTCCTGGATAGATGTTGGTGGAATTGTTGATTCATACACTGAATATGTGTATTGTCCTTTGACCAATGTCACGTCAACCGGCTCATCCAATAGGAACATATTAAATCTTTCCTTCCAAGTGGAGATGTCAGCGGTGGTGAATAGGATTGGAGCATCGGTGACATCCATTTCATTCTCAAAAACGAACAAATAATACGGATTCGAGAGAGTGCTTACCTCAGTTAGAGTCAGCACAATTGAATTAACCTCACCTTTATCAATGTAAATCATACTATTATATTATAAAAAGTAGGAAAAATGTTTATAAAAAAAGCCCACCCGAATGGATGAGCTCTCTCTCTTTCTAAGAATATTAAGCAATCAACGCTGCGATAATAGTTGAGTCAACCTCGTATGCAAGGAAGTCATTCTCCGCGATCAATGTCACTGAGTATTTCGAACCATCTGCACGAGCCGTTCCCGAACCTTCACCAACTGCACTCAATTGTAAATATGGGAAGTACCAATATTTACCATTCGCATCTTGGATGATTGCGTTCAGGTATTGTTGACCAGCACCAAGCACTTTAATTGCTTGAGATTTCGCTTGGTCACGACGGTGGAACATCAAGCTGATTGTTGCAGTTACATATGAGCTACCATTGACAAGGTCAATTGCTGCATCTTCGGTGTAACTTCCGGTATTTCTGCGGATTTCGAATTCAGTGTATAAATCACCACCACCAACTAAAGTGATACTATCAATGGTCCATGTATTTGGAGCTGAGTCCAAAGTGAATCCATCGATGTTATCTTGTTGGTTGATATATACCTTGAAAATCCCACCACTGTTATTGTCGCACGACTTAACTATGGATTCTAAATTTTCACAAGCCATTTTTTGTTGTTTTAAATATTTAAAAATAGAGGGGAGTATTTCATCCCCTCAAGAATATGTTATGCAACTGAATTGTAGAATACAACCTCAGCACCATTCACGTGAGTGAATCCAACTTTCATGTTTGCACGAGTACGGATAACCGGCTCAGCAACTGTATCAGCAAGATTGATTGCGCGTAATGCTTTACCATCACCTTCAGCATCGAATGCATACAAAAGATTTCCACGTAACGTAGCAACAATTTTGGATGTTGTTCCCATTCCTGGACACATTACCATTTTGATTCCCAAATAAGAGAAGTCCAATGCTTGAGTCAAGTTGGCTTGAGTATTCGCAGCAGCAACCGCAGCACGATAAGCAGTAGCTACCGGTGTTGATACATAGATTCTCAATTCTCCTTGGTTAGCGATAACCGCAGCAGGAATAGCAGCGTAAACCAATGCCAATTTAGCAAGTACGTTAGATGCGTTGATAGCAACCGGTGAAGCGATGTCAATCACGTTAGCTGAATCAGCAACTAATGACTTCACATAACCATCACACAAAGCAAGTGCATCAACCTCAGAATCCGTGTCACCTAACCAACGTAATTTCTCGATGTTCTCAGCGATTGTTTTTGCCATTTCTCCCCAATAGAAATCCATGAAAGAAGCAACAGTGAAATCACCGTTAGAACCTTTAGTCATTTGCAATGAAACGAATGATTGCTCCAAAGAAAATTGACAAATTTCTGCCATTGCACTTAATCCACATACGTCGATTTCAACGGATGAAAGGTCATCAGTGGAAGCATTCCAAGCACAGTTCTCTGCTTGTAAAACTTGACCGAATGTTACTGTTGAAATTTTTGTTTTGTACTTTACTCCTGGAAGTGTACGGTAGTTATCAACTACTTCCTCATTCAAATACGCACGAGAATAGAATGCCTCGCTGTTTGCTTGTAATAACGCTGATGCGTCAATGTCCAAGTCGAATTTTAATTTTCTGCTCATTTTGTTTTGTTTTTGTTTTATTTATTAATTATTAGAATTTAAAAATTTGCTAACTGCACTAAACTTGTCATGTGCCGATAATTTTGTTTCAGTCATTTCAACTTCATCTTCAGTTTCAGTGACCATCATCTCTTCCATTTGGTTGCGAAGGTCAGCGATCAATGCGATGATTGCTTTCTCTCTCTCCTCAAGAATCGGTGTAACGATTGCAAGGATAGCTTCAGCATCCAAAGCGGGATCAACTGCCATTTCTTCCTCAACTGCATCTTCAACAATTGGAGCTTCTTCCTCAACAACTGTTTCTTCGAGTGCAACTTCTTCCATTGCAACTTCTTCCATTGCCTCTTCGACAACTGGTGCATCCTTAATCTCAATGATTTCTCCATCTACTACAACGTAGATTTTGCCATCGATTAAGTGCTCCCCATCAGGTAATTTGTTCATGTTATATTTATTTAATTGATTACTTAATTTTAAACCAAGGAATCCTTCAATTGAGAATCCCACCTGGTCATTGGCAACCAATTCAGCATAATACTCTTTGTCAGTTATCTGAGCAGTCACCATCAACGTACCTTTTGGCACATCAATACCGAATGTCGAGAATGCCTTATCTTGCTTTGGATTATCAACAACCCATGTTTCAAGGATGTAGGCAGGAACTGTTTTAGATGTGTCATGCTCCAGGTTGAATAGGTCGCGATTTCGAAGGTCGCTCATGAACTTCTCATGAATCTTCGCGATTGTTTCCTCTGAAAACTGAACGTAGTATTCACCTTGCTCGTTGTCCTTGCGGTATATCTCCATCGGTATCATGGCAGGTGCGGTGATTCGATACTTTAAGTCATCTGCGAACACCATTCTCTCCGCTTGTTCGAAGGCCATTCCTTTCACCTTGATTGCAGGTTGAGAAGTGAATGCAATCTGCTCAATACCCAAATCTTCTCCATCGGAGTATTCGGGATCAATAGTGATTTTGTAAATTGGCAAATCTTTGGTCATGTATATATTAAGAAAATTGTATATTTGTTCATAAATCACACTTATGATAAAAATTTTTGAGAGGGAAATCCCCAACAAGATGGATGAATTGACCATTGAACAATTCGAAAAAGTAACCGAAATCACCAACAACAAGGAGCTTGATAACATCGATAGGTATATCAAGATTTTTGAATACTTCGGTGTTAAGGAATCCGAATGGGATGACAATGACGTTGAACTTTCTGACTTTATTGAGATAGTGAAGGAATTCAATTCTAATAACTATGAGAAAAAAGAGCCGATTGAATCAATTGAATTGGATGGATATACCTATGAGGCGAAGATGAAGCTCTCGGTGAAGGATACCAAGATGATTGAGAAGTTGATTGGTCGTAAATCGCACAATTGGATTAGTGATTTGTTGGCATTGATGTTCAAACGTACTGACCTCAGCCAAGCGGAACACTACACTGAAGCACATTTGAAACACAAAGCGAAGTTATTCAAACAATTGAAAGCGGAAATCGCAGTACCTTACCTGGTATTCGTTACTGAAAAAATCTCAAGCCATGCAAAATCTGAAGCTACCGAAAGCGTGGAGCCAAATAACGATTGAGCAATTCATTGAGATAAGGTCATTAAACATTGAGGATGGGACATTGCAGTACAATACTGATGTGCTCTCCATCCTCTCCGACCTACCTATTGAGGACTTCGATAATATAGAACTTGACGAACTTCAGAACATCACCAAGCAATTGAAGTGGATGACATCGGAGCCATCCAAAAGATATCAGCATCAACTCGGTGAATTAAAGCTCAAGCCATTTGTTGACATCACTCTCGGTGAGTTTATTACATTGGAGGGATTCGTCACTGATGACTACATCAAGAACCTCCGTAACATATGTGCGATTCTCTACCGAAAGACATCCACTGATGAATGGGGGAATGTTATCACCGAACCATATAAATTCAAATCAACTGATCGTGTGCATCTCTTCGATGACTATCCAATCACCGCAGTATTTGGATTGATACCTGAGTACCTTCAGTTCAGACAATCGTTCTTGGATAGCCATGCTAATCTGATGACTGAATCCTATGAAGATAGTGAGGAGGTAATCGATGAAGAGGAACGCAAAGAGCAGGAGGAAGAAAAGAAATCTTCCAAGTGGGGATGGGAGCAATTGATATGGACCATGTGTAATGGTGACCTCTCAAGATTCGATGCAATAACCGACACCAAATTGGTATTGATTTTTAACTTCCTTGCAATGAGAAAAGAGTTGGAAATTTAGTAATCCAATGCATCCCAAAACTCTCCGAATAGAGGATTGAAATCATAAATGACTTTTACTTTTTTACGAAGCAATCCACCAAGCTCCAGGATAGGGAACTTTTGAGCCATGTTTTGAACGTATTGTCCGTACATCTCGGATATCAATCCACTTTGCTCAAGTGCGGTGTTGAATTTACGCACCAAATGATAAGGCGCGATGCTGATTGTACCGTTGTTTAGAAATCCGAAGTAATATGCTGCAAGAATTTCAATACGAATGTTGCCTTCAGTAGTTACTTTGGCGTTGATACGCACTGAATCATATAAGGTTGATGTGTCAATCAATCCCTCATCCTTGATAATCTTTTTCAATACATTAGCTACCCTTCTTCTCGTTGGATATTTGATGTTGAATTCGCCTGTGTTCTTGTAAGCCATACCTATATATTAAGATTAATCACCAATTTGTTCAGGAATTTGGCAATCAGTCCATGATGGAAGTACAAAAGTAATGCTCATCAACCATCCTGCTGCGTAATCTAAGAGGTCATTGTTCAATGGGGTGAATGTTGGGAATCCTTCCACATCGAAATCAGTATCGGTCAATGAGAATGTGTAATTCAAATACAAGTCATTCAATATCTGCTGACAATCTGAGAGAATTGTGGTGATATTCGCACGGTCTTTTTGGATGATATCAAAGCAATATATCTCAAGGTTGAATAAGTTCACGTTATCACCTGCAATGACATCCACAGGGACCACATACACGAGTGGGTACTTCTCATCCTTAGTGGCAAAGTTGAATAACTGCTCTTTGAAATCAGTGCCTACCTTTTTAACTTGCAGATGTGCGTTGTAGAATGCGATGATTTCATCGGTCAATGCTTGGTACGATATCATAATTGTGCTGATTTTTGGATTTTCAATATGTTGTTTTGTGTCGCAGTTATTTCCGTTTCGGAAACAACTGCAGTAACCGTGATGTTTGTGTTGGTATCTTGACTTCCCCCGACATTATTCTGATCGTTGTTCTGACCGAATAAGTTACCAGGTGTGAATGCCGATACGGATGATTCAGGTGCCGATGCTCCCGTTGGTGTGGATGGTGGTCCCGGTGCGGTTGTTGATGTGAATTGTGTTGCTGCTATCTTTGCGATGTTAGCTGCGGACATTGCTGCGGTTGCCACGAGGTTGGCGATACCAACAGGATTCGGTACAACTCCGATTGCTAATGGCGCTGCTGCTAATGAAGCGGTAACCGCTTTACCGGCATCCACCACTGCACCTGCTAACTGCATTGATTTGTTGAACTTGAATTGTTTCTTGGCTAAATCTTCCTCAGCTTTACCACCTTTCACCACGTTCTTCATCTTGTTAGCGAATGCAATATCACCAAGTGCTTGGATTGATTTCACTCCATCCTCCGCGATGTCAAGTGCATCGTTAGCGGTTTTGAGTTGTGCATCACGTTTCTTTTTTTCCTCTTCTTCTTTTAAAGCAATCCTCTCCTCTGCTGCGGTTTTCTCGATATCAGTTATATCCAATTCAAGTTTAGCGGTGAGTGCTTTTTTCAAGGCAGCATTATCACCTGCCAATTTCATTTCCTTCTCGTATTCCTCCTCAAGTTGAAATATCTTGAATTCACTTTCCGACAAAGTAAGTTCTTGAAGCCTTACAAATCTTTCATTTGCATCCTCTTTCTTCTTATCATTTATTTCCTTTTCTTTATTCGCTAATTCTTTTGCTGCATCATTAGCTAATTTTGATTTAGCATCACGAAACTCAACTTCCGCCTGAACCATT